ATCCAAAGAAAACTATCTATGCAAGTAAACGCTTGATTGGTCGTAAGTTTGACGAAAAAGAAGTACAAAAAGATTTAGATCTAATGCCCTACGAAATCATCAAGAACAAAAACGGTGATGCTTGGGTTAAGATTGACGACCAAGAACTAGCACCTCCACAGATATCAGCAGAAGTATTGATCAAAATGAAAAAGACTGCTGAAGACTATCTTGGCTATGAAGTCACACAGGCAGTTATCACTGTTCCAGCTTACTTCAATGACGCACAACGTCAAGCAACAAAAGATGCAGGTAAGATCGCAGGCCTAGAAGTCTTACGTATCATCAATGAACCAACAGCGGCTGCACTAGCGTTTGGTATGGACAAACAAGAAAAGGGTGATCGTAAGATCGCTGTATACGACCTAGGTGGTGGTACATTTGATATCAGTATCATTGAGATCAGCAACGTTGATGGTGAGCATCAATTTGAAGTATTGTCAACCAATGGTGATACATTCCTAGGTGGTGAAGACTTTGACCAACGCTTGATGGACTACATCATCGATGAGTTTATGAAAGAGTCTGGTGTAGATCTAAGCAAAGATCAACTTGCTCTACAACGATTAAAAGATGCGGCTGAAAAGGCAAAGATTGAGCTATCAAGTGGACAACAAACAGCGGTTAACTTACCTTATATCACAGCAGATGCTAGTGGACCAAAACACTTAAACGTAAATATCACACGTAGTAAGTTTGAAAGCCTAGTTGAAGAACTAATCAATCGCAGTATTGAACCGTGTAAGACTGCTATTAAAGATGCTGGTATCGATGTCAGTGAAATCAGTGATGTTATCCTAGTTGGCGGCCAAACACGTATGCCTAAGGTACAAGCCGCAGTCGAGAAACTGTTTGGCAAGTCTCCACGTAAAGACGTCAACCCAGATGAAGCAGTGGCAGTTGGTGCGGCTATTCAAGGCGCGGTACTTGCTGGTGATAAGACTGATGTTCTATTATTAGACGTTACTCCACTATCACTGGGTATCGAAACACTTGGTGGTGTTATGACCAAGTTGATTAAAAAGAATACTACTATCCCTACCAAGGCTAGCCAAGTATTCTCAACAGCAGATGACAATCAACCAGCTGTGACAGTGATCATCGCCCAAGGTGAGCGTGAGTTTATTAAAGATAATAAAGTACTAGGTCAATTTAATCTTGAAGGCATCGCTCCAGCACGTCGTGGTCAACCACAGATTGAGATCACACTTGATATTGATGCTAACGGTATCTTAAAAGTGTCAGCCAAAGATAAAAACACTGGCAAAGAAAACAAGATCACTATCAAAGCCAACTCAGGTCTGACAGACGAGGAGATTGAAAAGATGGTACAAGATGCAGAAGCTAATGCAGAAGCGGATAAGAAAGCACGTGAAGTTGTAGAAGCTAAGAACGCGGCTGATGCACAACTACACGATGTACGTAAAGATCTTAAAGAATATAGTGATAAGATCACTGATGAACAAAAGTCTAAGATTGAACAAGCGATTACTGAAGTTGAAGATGCGATTAAAACTGAAGATGCTGAAAAGATCAAAGACTCGGTAACCAAGTTGTTTGAACCGTTATCAGCACTGTTACAGGCCAAACAAGCAGCAGAAACTCCACCAACAGTGGAACCTGGTGCAGAACAGAATTCAGAAAAACCCAGCGATGTAGTAGATGCTGAGTTTACTGAAGTTAAAAAGGATGCCGAATAAGGGTCCTTTATTTAATCTTGCTTTATATAAGGAGAATAAGCTATGAAACAAGTATATATTAACACTCTGGATATTCCAAGTATCCAAAGATTTGCAGTGGGATTTGACCGCATGTTTGATGAGCTCAGCCGTACAGCTGGCACATTGAATGCCAGTAACTACCCACCTTACAACATTATCAAAGAAAGCGAAACTATCTGGAAGATTGAGGTAGCTGTCGCGGGCTTTGATGAAAGTGAGTTGGATGTTGAAATCATCAACAACGAACTAGTTGTTACCGGTGCAGTTAACAAAGAAAACAAGATAGAAGCGCAGTATCTACATCAAGGTATCGCAGGTCGTGATTTTGAACGCACATTTGCTCTTGCAGAAAACGTTGAAGTCAAAGGTGCCAGCGTTAAGAATGGTATCTTAACTGTTACTTTAGAACATATCGTTCCAGAGTCAGCTAAGCCTAAGAAAATCGCTATTACTTTCCAAAAGTAATTGCAATTTAAAACGAAAGGTAGTATAATTAATAGTATGGGCGGTAGAAATATCGCCCGGCTATTCAACTAAAATATGACAAAAACACTCGAAAAGGAACATATGGGTACCAAGGCAGTTACAAAAACAAAACCAACCCCTAACTTTGATCTTAAAGAACCAATGCATTATAAGGTTATCTATATCAATGATAATGTAACTACTATGGAATTTGTCGTTGAAAGTTTAGTTACTGTATTCAATCACAGTCCGGAAGATGCTGAGGCAATTACATTAAGAGTTCACGAAGATGGAAGTGGCGTAGCCGCAATATTGCCTTATGAGATGGCTGAACAAAAAGGTGTAGAAGTTACGCAGTTAGCTCGGGCAAACGGATTCCCCTTACAAATCAAATTAGAACCTATTGAATGATATTCAACAAAGTACAGGAATTAAAAGCACAAGGATTACGTATCGGATTCACTGCTAGTCAATTTGATATGTTACACGCAGGTCATATCGCCATGTTAAGCGAAGCTCGTAATCACTGTGATTATCTTATCGCTGGGTTACAAAATAATGCCAGCTGGGATCGTCCAGAGAAGAACTCTCCAATCCAATCAATTGTAGAACGACAAATACAGTTAGCGGCAACACGCTATGTAGATGAGATCGTGGTTTATAATACAGAAAGTGATTTAGAAGATATTTTACTTACCCTGCCAATTGATGTACGTATCTTGGGTGTAGAGTATAGAGATAAAGAATTTACAGGTCGTGATATATGTGTTTCACGTGATATTGAATTGATTTATAACAAGCGTGATCATAGTTTCAGTTCTAGCAGTTTACGTAAACGTGTAGTCGAAGCAGAAAGTAAAAAATAATGTCCGATATAATGTTAGATTTAGAAACACTAAGCACTCGTCCAGATGCTACTATCTTGACCTTTGGTGCTTGTAAGTTTAGTCCATACGATCAAGAACCTATAGACAAAGGTATTTACTTCCGTGTCAGCGTAGATGAACAGATTGAATTAGGACGTCACGTAGATGACAACACTGTTGAGTGGTGGGGTCGCCAAGCAGATGACGTTCGTGAAGAAGCCCTAGGTGAAGGTGATCGTATCGGCTTAGAACAGTTTACACAAGAGTTAAATAGATTTATAGTAGGCGCTGATAACATCTGGGCACAGGGTCCTGTGTTTGATATTGTTATCTTAGAAAACCTTTATCGCCAAATGGGCTTGCCTTGCCCATGGCAGTTCTGGCAGATTCGTGATAGTCGTACCTTACTCAGCACACACGGTGATCCTAGAGATAAAAACAAAGCTGGCCTGCACAATGCATTGGAAGATGCGGTTAGTCAAGCACAGGCAGTGCAAACTGTATTTAAACAATGCGGTATTACGGAGAAACGTTAATGCAATTGATATTTGGGCGTGAAAACGCAGAAAAACTTAGGGATAGATATACAGTCTTAGAATTAGAAACCTTAGAAAAAGATGGGGTTAGCCTAGAAGTATTCTGTTTAATCCCCGGTGAAAAAATAGGTATTCCTGATCTTCCACAATTAGAACAGTGGATTCAATTACACAACGATTTTCTTAACGGGTATCAAACACAGCAATATGACTACTGTCGCCAATGTATCGAGCATTTAATGGGAAAATTTGGTGGTGAAGTAGATAGTTTTTATCAAGAAATCCTCAAGCGCATCAACAGCATAGAAGTACAAAAGTCCAACTAATCTAGTCAACAATACACATAGTTAATTTCTAGCGGTTCCGAGTAAATAGTAATAAGGAGCCGAGAAAATGAAACTATGTATTTCATTCCTATTATTGTCAGCAGCGTTTGCGGTATCTGCACAACCTTTACCTGACTACACATTTAAAAGCCCAGCATTTAACGGTAATGGTTACAGTGCTCACATCCTCACCATTGAAAATCAAGAACATAATCGCAGAGAAGCCATACAAAAAGAGATACAGGCCAAGCTAGAAAAAGAAGCCAACGACGCTAAAAACACCAAT